TTGAAGGACGTTTGACCGAAGGAGAGCGCATCTATTTAAGCCTTCGGAAACAGGGACTTACGCTATCTGCTGCGGCGAAAAAGATACGCATTCATCGCAATACATTGGCTCGTTTTGTGAGCGGCCAAGCAGATACGCCGTCAAACATTGTTGAACGTATATACAAAGTAGCGGGGTTGAAATGATTGACTTGGTAATTTATGGGAAGCCGGTGGGCAAGGCTCGTCCCAGATTCAGCCGTCGTGGCGGCAAGGTAGTGACATTCACGCCGAGAGAAACACAAATCTACGAGCAGAACGTGAAGTCATTAGCTCAAGTTGCCATGCTTGGCAAAGCCATGTTTGAAGGGCCAGTCAAGGTTACGATTAAGGCTTACTTCGCTCACAAGAAAAAAACAGGTTGGCACGTATCGCGGCCTGATATAGATAACATCGTTAAGGCCATTTTGGACGGCTTGAATGGCGTCGTCTTTGCGGATGATGCATCGGTAGCACAGCTCGTTGCCTCAAAGGAATACGGCGAGGAGCGCGTAGAGGTTCAAATAGAACATGTCTGACAATTACGTAGAAAAATACGGCGAGAAGCTCGTCGATGGCGGCTATCGCATCATTCCAATTATGCCGGGTACAAAGCGTCCCGGTCGTTGGGATGGAGAAAAGTGGGGTGAGCTTTCACGCTGGACTGAGATGAATGCCCAGCAAGTCCATGTGGATTTGTGGTCTAAGTGGCCCGGTTGCGGCATCGGGATTTTGACCGGTGAAGTGGTTGCGATTGACATCGACATTCTGGATGAGTCGATTGCCGTTGCCATCGGTGAGGTTTTCCAAAAGAAGCTCGGTCGAACCGATTTGATACGAATCGGCAAGTCACCCAAGGCACTTTACCTTTACCGAACATTGGAGCCTTTTACCAAAATCTCGTTGCACCCGATTGAAGTTCTGGGTCAGGGTCAGCAGTTCGTGGCCTACGCTACGCATCCCGAAACCGGCAAGCCTTACAGTTGGCCGCTGGAATCGCCTCACCAGATGCCCGTAGAGTCGTTGCCGATTGTAACCCGTGAACAGGTCATGGAGGCTGCGGAAGAGGCTTACAAGGCACTCCCTCCGTCAATGCGGCGTACTCGGCTCGTTACTACGGTTATTCCTGACAAGGACGCTAAGACTTCGTATGACGGTTTGGTAGGCACGCTCGCTGCCGTTGAGGATGCGCTGAAGTTCATCCCGAATCCCGACCTTTCGTGGGATGACTGGAACCGCATCGGCATGGCGATTTACTGCGCTACAGAAGCCAAGGGTTTGCATATCTTCGACCAGTGGTCACGCGCATCGGGCAAATACAACAGCAGCGAAACAACCCAGCGTTGGGAGCATTACAGCAAGTCGCCGCCCTCCAAGATTGGTGCAGGCACTCTGTACTATCACGCTCAAAAGAATGGCTGGCTTCCGCCGCCGCACTTGGATTTGAATCCCATCAAGCCCGTTAAGATTGATCTGACTGGACTCAAAGAACCCAAGCGGTTACCCAAGAGCACCAAGGAAAATTTCCCGAATGACTGGTTCACTAGCCCGTCATTGGTAGGGCGAGTCGTTCGCTGGATCAATTCAACGTCTCAGCAACCCCAGCCGACCTTTGCGCTGATGAATACCCTCTGCATGTTCGGGGCGATGTTCGGGCGACGGTACGCTATGGCACATCTCAATACACGCTGTAATCTGTTTGCGATTGCCGTTGCCAAGCCGGGTGCAGGTAAAGATCACAGTCGCCAGCGGGTCAAGGAACTCATGGCTGCGGCAGGCTTGCACCAATTGATCTGCGGTGATCGCTTCAGCTCGGGCGTTGCTATTCTAAGAACGCTGTTTGAGTTTCAGTCGCGCATCTCGCACTTAGATGAAATGGGCTTATATCTTCAGAGCCTGACTGCCAAGAACGCAGCGAGTCACCAGCGAGACATCATTAAGACATTGCTTGAGGTGTACTCCAGCAGTAGCGGCATGTATCACGGTCAAGAGTACGCTGACTCCACCAACCGAGTGCGCCTTGACATCAACCAGCCTAACTTCAATTTCTTCGGCACTACGACACCCAGAACCCTGATCCCGGCGCTGAACTTTGATATGGTGGATAACGGTACGCTGAGCCGCATCTTGTTGGTTCCGCCGTTTGAGGATTACCCGGACACGCAAATTCCGCAGATGACATCGCCGCCTGAAGACATCGTGAAAGACATGATGGACTCTTACAACGTCGTTCCGGCGGGTGTTGGCAATCTCACCAACATGCCATCGCTTCCTAACTCACCGGTCGTGCCGATGATCGTGCACTGGGAAGAAGCCGCGTTTGAAGAGTACAAGCTCGTCCGAGAGTGGCAAGTTAAGCAATCCCGTGGCGACGATGCTCTCTGGGTGCGCTACGGTGAAATCACAGTCAAGCTCGCCATGATCGAAGCCATTGCGCGTGATCCCATCTCGCCTACGGTGACCTTTGAAGTCTTTAAGATGGCGAATGATTTGGCTCGTTGGTCGTTCAACTACACCGCTGACTTGCTGGTTCGGGAAGTGGCTGAGAACGAAATCGAAGCCTCACATAAGCGCGTCCTGAACTTTATCCGCAAGCAAGGGGAACTCGGAGCCAGCAGCACTCAGCTTGCCAAGTCGCTCCAAGGTATGAAGGCTCGGGATCGAAACGAAATCCTACAGACGCTCTTGGAGTCGGGCGACATCGTGGAAGATGTCATTAAGAAAGATGGTCCGGGCCGGGATCGCCGCGTCTACAAGATCAGGGGGAAGTGAAAAAAATGCCCCGGCGGAGCAAGAGCTACAACACCGGGGCCAAGTCTCTAGGAGAATAGAGATAGCACGGGGGGATCTTACCCCCTCGGGTCCTTTCCTGCAAGCCATGAGACGTACCAGAGGGTCTTACTAGCGTCCTGCTCCACGGCGTCCTTATGCCCAAGCCGCCACAGGTAGGCAATCGCCGTCCCCTTTAGGAACCCTCGCCACTCGTCCTCGGTCAAGGCAGACTTGATGGCGTCAATCGCCTCAATCTCACCCTTCTTGTAGTGGTTCGGGTTTATCGGATCGCTCATCGGACTTTCCTTTCTTTTTGGCCTTTCGTTTGGCATGGCTGATCTTGGCCATTCGCTGGTAGTGTTCTCTAGATCTTCGCTTCTTATCGCCTGAAGCAGCGCTTCCGCCTCGGCTTCCGATAGACGCCAAGTATTTTCGGATTGCATCTTTATCCCCTGACATTTCTTAATAACTCCAACTCAGCTTTTAAAATGTTTAACTCCATGTGGATGACTCGGTACTCATCCCAAAGCCCTGCCTTCTGCACGTTGTTCAAAGCAACCTCAACCTTCTTGGCTTGGCTTTGACCGTAGCCCCATGGCGCAGCCTTTAGTTCATCCGCCCATGCTCCCGGCGGAGATTCTCTATCTATAGTCATGGATCATTCCCTCCACCGCTTTGGTGACTTGTTCGATGACGTTATCCCAAGGCGCAATCATGTTGTCCCTCGGGAAGATTCGGATGCTGGGATACCACAGGCTTCGGTCGCCATCTTTGTTACCCCAGTACCAGAGCTTGTTCGCATCCATCAACAGCACCGGTCGTCCCAGCGCCCCAGCCAGATGCACGGTCGAGCTACTGATGGCGACGATCACATCGCACATCTGACACAGCGCAGCAAGACCGTCGATGTCTTTGTACAAGTCCACTGAAGTCGTGACGATGTTCGTGCCGTGCTGTTGATTAAAGTAATCGACCGCCTTCTTGTCGCTGCCGTATTGCAAGTTAATCAAGTTCACATCCTGCTTTAGAATCGGCAGGAGCTGTTCCAGATTGACGCTCTTATGAGGCCCGATCTTGATGGCTGCGCTCACCCACGATAGACCCACCGTCAGTTTGTTCTGGTCAAGTCCGGCTTCCTCGCGGTACTTCTTCACCAACTCCGGGTCAGCCTGCAAGAAGTTCCGCGCTGCGTACTTCTGGATGTCGTCCTTTTCGTTGATGAACGACCAACCCACGCTCGCGAACGGGATCTGCTCCTCATGCAAATCAGACGGCACTTGATCGCTGTTGGCTACGAAATCCACATCTGGCATCGAAGTCTTAAATATCTTGATCAGGCGCGGGTCAACCATCGCGGTGACCTTATCGGTACGCTGCCGAATAGCGGGTAACAAAGAACCGTAAATGATCTGATCACCGATGCCTTGCTCGCCCCACACCAGCACAGACTTGGCTTTGGATTCCAGATTCCACTGCGGCTTCTGGGTTACAAGGCGGCGGCTTTTAAATCGGTCGCTCTTCCAGCGCGTCTCATACAACGGCCAGCCCTCTTTGAACTCGTTCTGTTGTAGCAATAGCAATCCCAGAATCCAATTTGAATTCGGATCTTCTGGTGCAAGTTCATTCGCTTTGCGGAAGTTCTCAAGCGCCTCTTCCCACCGTCGCATCTCCCAGTTCGCAGCACCTCGCTGGATGTAGGCGTGCAAGTAATCCGGCTTGATCTTAAGCGCAGCCGTGAAGTCTTCGATGCCAGCGTCGTACTTCTGCTGCTCACTCTTTACGATGCCGCGGTTAACCAGATCATCTGCCGTCAGCTTCCCGCGCTTCTCGGCTGCGTCGTAGTATTTCTCTGCGCCTGCAAAGTCACGCTGAATCTGTAACAGTCTTGCCTTCGCCCGATACGCTACGACATCTTTCGGAAACAGAGTAATCGCGTAATTGCAAAGATCCATTGCCTCGGCGTACTTGCCTGCTTGGAACTGCTCTTCGATTCTCTTAATGGCTTTTTGGTACTTGTTCATAGCGTCGATGCCACGGCCATCCATTCCTTGCCGTACTCCACATGAGTCCAATCCTGAAACCAAGGACCACCTCGGGTCATGTGCACTGCTATCGGATTGGGGCAGTCGTTCTTGGTGTACCAACCTTCGAGATAGTTGTACGCAATCGGCAAGTGTCCGATCACATCGTCAGATAACCACTCGAACCGATGAAGATAACTCGGACTCGCAATGTTCACAATCTCTGGCGTTAGCTTCTTAACTTGTTCATGCTCACAGTTCAGGAACATGAAGCTGGACCAGTTCTTTCGGGGGTAAACGTGTTGCGCTTGGTTGTTCATTTTGACCGTTTCGGTAGGCCGGTAATCGTGCGGTACCACGAAGCACGCTTTTGCCCCGTCGGCGTAGTCAAACAAAGTCGCGATGTCCCCCCGGAAAAGAAAATCGCAATCGCAAAATACGGCCCAGCCGGTGTACCCCGCGAGGTGTGGAGTCAGAAACCGCGTGAGGCTGAACTCCGTAGACGCGAGCGCATCGACCCCACGCCAATAAATACCCTGCTCGCGCAGATCGTTTTGCTTTATGGGGGTGATGTCGAGCGGGACTGAAGTGTGAAGCTCAAGCGACTTCTTGCACACCTCATACGCTGCCTCTTCGCGGCTGTCCCACCCAATAAAGACTTTAAGCATTGAGGAACGCCTCCTTCCGAGCGGGTCCTTTGAAGTGCAGAATCTTGGGTACGTGTCCCCCAATAACACGCTCCGGTAAACAGGCATATTCGCTCTCCTCCATCTCGCCAACGAGGTGCGTATATAGCATGTGCGAATAGACCTTGAGCGCCTCCTGATCGCCGTACCACGAGCGCAGATTCTGATCCATGAATCCCATCAGAATCGTCATGCATTTCCATGCGTGATAATTATTCGTAATTGTTGCGCAGCCGAGATAGGGGTACAGCGTACCGAGCGGGATGTTGTGGTACTTCTTAAACACTCCGCCGCGCTGCTCGCCGTTGAATCCCATGTCACGATCAAATGAACGACGACAGAAGATGACTTCCTTGTTGCCCAGAATTGCTTCCGGGTTAACCGGCAGAACAAACAGCATATCGGTGTCGATATACATAGCAGGCTTTGTTAGCCGTGCTTCTGCAAATGCGCGGGTGCGCCAGTACATGATCTGCGCGGGATCGCCCTTGGAATACTTGTATTCATCCACGCCCTCGACCTTCGGGGTAGCGTCGTCGGTACACATGATGACTTCAGCGTCGGGCATTACAGACTTTAATGAAGCCACCATCTTGGTCGGGAAGGTAACGTCCGCTCCAACGTGAAAGAAAACAAAGCGGCTCATTTCTTTTCCGCTCGCTCTTTCAACATAGCGTCGGCAAATTTATATGCAATTTTAGCCAATGTAGCGGCACTACCATCTAAAGTTGAATCTGCCATCATCCCTTGAAGGGCGGCTGCTGCAAAGTAATCCCGCAGTTCCATGCCATAGGCTGCGCTATCTTCTTTCTTGCTCATAATTCATCTCCTAATGGATCTTTCAACATGATGACCGATGATTCGGCAGAGACATCCTTGTACTTCAAGAGTGCCTGCGCTGCCTGTTCTAGTGTCTGCTGGCGTATCAATACCGCGAGCTTGCAGATAATCTGCGCGTTGTTCTTCGGACCACCTTCTGGAACCTGATCAAACTCTTTGGCGGTCTTCTCAACGAACTCCCAATTAAAAACATCCAGCGTTCCTTTTGGTCCGATCTTGCACCAAGTCTCTTCGTCAGTTTTGGTCTTTGGCGGATCAAGATAATCAAACTCTTCACTCATAATTCACCTTTACGAATCACTAAAAGTTGAGGGTAGTAACTAAACTCTGCGATCTGTCCACGCGCATCCACAATTCGCATGATCTGATCCATAAACGACATCACCGTCTCGCGGGAGTTGACTGCTTGCGCGTCGAAGTATTGACGGAACTGATTGGTGTAAGCGTCGTTATACGTACACTTCAAATCTTCAATGACGTAATACCCGCCCGGTCGGATGTGCTCCCACACCATCCCAAACATCTCAATGATCTGCTCGGAGATATGGCTCGCGTCGTCGATGAACAAGTCATACATCGCATCATCGGGCGGTGCGTTCTTGCATAAGTCGAGTATGTGGATGTCTACGTTCGATAGGTTCTGACAGAGGCTCGCGCACTCCTCACGAATGTCAAAACCCGTGATGTTCGATGCCGGTAAATAATGCGCCCACATGTGGAGTGATGCGCCACACGCTACACCGGCTTCGGCTATCTCGAACACGCACTTGTGCCGGGGCTGTCCCTCGGTGCGGATCATCTCGGCTACGATGCGCTCGTACACATCTGTATAACGATGCTTTACATTGCCCTTGTCGCTGCCGAATAAGTCCGCGAGTCCCGTGAGCGTCATCTCCTTCAGGTTTACCTCGCCCGTGTCAGGGATGTATTCCTCGGGGGTTACGGTGTCCAAGTAGCGGCGTACTCCGCCTCGTGCGAACGGGTCGTTCATGGTTCTATCTCCCACTTGATTCCGGTATTACCGCGAGCGCGGATGGCATTCGCAACTCCGCTCGGGCAGGTATCGCAGCGCGGCTCGTAAGATTCCGCAATCAACGCGCATTGCTCCCGCTCGGCTGCGACCGCCTTTTCCACGCAATACGCAAGGTATTCCATCGCTGCTGCGGCGTCGCCTTCGGGTATGCAGAACCGTAGCCGCTCAATTTCTTCTTCAAGTGGCGCGGCAACGAGGGCGGCGAAACGTCCAAGATGCTCGGCTAAGTAGCCTTCCGTGTATGTCCATCCAAGCCTGTTATTTTCAAAGCCAGCCTCTTGCGCCAGTCGGATGATGTCGTCGCGGGTCATGTCATGTTCCTCCCAATCTCTGCTGCGGCACGCACAATGGCTCGGCGGGTGGCGGCGTAGGGGTCTTGTATACCGCGAAGTTCACAACTCTCATGCACCGTCGGCTTGTCGCTGTATGTCGGTGAGCAAAAAACTTTGTTTCCCGGATTGACTCCGATGTGAAGCATTAACTTCACCGCCAATCGCAGCGCGTCGCCGTCGTCGTCAAGCGGGTTCCAAGGCACATAATGTTCGTCGTATTCACGGAATCCACCCGCCTTCGCAGCAAGTTCAAGTAGTTCGCGGTCGGTTGTCATGGCTTTCTCCTTACATCTATGACGGTAAAAACGCCGGTAAAAACGCCGGTAAAACAATCTCGCGCCAGTCGGATGATGTCGTCGCGGGTCATACCTTCGCTCCGTAGTACCGCCCCACCAACTTAAATGCGTCGATGTGCTGTTGAAGTTCGGCTAGGTCTTTGTCTTTGTCAAAGTTAAATATGGCTATATCTTTCCCCGCCTTACGGTCTTTGTAGTCTTTCTGAAGCGACTTCAGGGTGCGCTGTAATTCCGCTGCTGCGATCTCTTCGAGCAAGTCGGAGCTGATTTCAATCTTCATGGCGCTTCTTCTCCTGAAAATGATCTCGAATAGAATCTTCAAGCGCTGCCGCCATAAGAGACAGCATCAAAAAGATCAGAAACGGAAGAAACCAAATCGGAAAAGTGAGTACAGCAATCCACGACAGAATCTTGTATCGCTTGCTCTGACTCATAACTCACCCCGCTTCCAGAGTATGTAATCGTATTGTTTGATGCCCTTCTGAAGCGCAGTACCGATCACCGATTGACGCACACCCCACTCCAATATCAGGTCTTTGTAACGCACTCGTTCGTGGTTTGCTTTCGCTTTCTTCTTGCGCTGCAAAACGATCTTGTACTGCTCAAACGACAGGCGCGGGTTGTAGCGAGAGGGTCTGATGTATTGCTTCATAGAACACGACCGGCTGCAAAGCCCAGCATCAAGCCCAGAACGAACACCATGACCTCAATGAAGATCATCTCGCCTCGCTCTCTGGCCTTCTCAACTTCCATGGCATCAATCTGAGCTTGCAGTCGAGCAATATCTTGAATGAGTGCGTCACGCGCTGTGCGCGGTTTAGTTTCTATTCTCACCAGTAATGCCCTCCAAGACGGCGGCGTGAGCAAGCCCAGTTCGGCTCCGGTACGCTCGCCCATTCACGGTGCGCTTCTGCCTTTCGGCGTTCAATCCAATCTAGGATCATCATCCAGATATTCATTGCTATCAGTCCTCGCTAGTTCGATTTCGAGCAATCGTATTTCTCTTTGATGCTCTCTTATCTTCTGCCACAGCCAATCGACTTTTCGCACTCGGCTTTCGACCAAGCCAACTCGTAGGTCGGGCTGCTCGCCTTCCTGCTTCGACCGCATCACATAACTCCCGTATAAGCCGATTAACCTTCGCCATCTTGATGCGCTGCTTCTTGGTTTCTAAATACCGTAGCGACTCTTCCACCGTGGTCGGTCGATGCCGCTTTGAACGCATAAAGTGACACTTGCCTTGGTGTTCGGTATGACAGATAGGGCATAACTTCACCGGCTTCGGCGGGATACCCCAAAACTGTCTAAAGTCACTCATCAATCTCCTCACACTCCTCTTCGCACTCGTCGATGCTTTCGCTGCCACAAGAAGGACACACCTCCTGCTCAAAGTAACTCACGGCATAAGAGCCATGCGCGTCGTAAGCATCCCAAGTCTCGTTTATGTCAGGCTCGTCAAACTTCTCATCGCATCTCAAACAGGTGAACATGGCGGCTCCTCCCACAGTTGAATGGAACCGCTGCCGCAGTAGGGACACACCTCTTTAATAAGTTCATGGCTACCCAGTTCCTCAGAGAAGTGATGCGTCTCTTTCAGTTCACGATACTCAGGCTCGTCAAAGCCCTTCAAACAACTACGGCAGCGGTACTTCATGCAAATAACTTCGCTATAAAGTGATTCACCATCCGCAGAGCCGCTTCGCTCTCCGCTGCCATCTGCTTTGCAGTCTCCTGCGCCGCTCTCTCCAACTGCTCCTGCACCTGTGCATATTCTTGATACGCACGATCTAACTCTTGACTCTCTTGCTCGTTGTCCATGTGCGTCCCTCCTAGAGACACTATTGGTATATACAACCGGCTTGCTCAGGTTACGCCCCGCCGATATAAGACGCAACCCCCTTGCTTACTGCGCGACTAATTGCAGCATTTTGTAGGGGACTATTAGGGCGGTCTTACCGTTTTGACGGGGGTACACCAGTAGCGACTGGTTATAAGCCGTTGCCAGTAAGATCATGGCGTTAAATACGCCCTTCTCCACCCCCTCAAAGTCATCCAGTACCACCACAGCGTCGGGGTTCAGTTTCGCCATTAACGTGCAATCTTCCTCGCTTAGTCGCCCGTCGATATAAAACAGATCAGGCTTGACCTTCCGCTCTAGTAGGGCTTGAAACATCTGCGTCGATGTCTGCCTCGGGAATTGCTCAATCTTTACCCCGTACACCTCGCCCACGCGAATATCATTAGACGCATCACAGGTATAAAGCGTTTTAACCCCTTCCCCTCTGGCTAACGCCCGTGTCGAGCGTCCGATATAAGTCCCCACCTCGGCCACCACCTCAGGGGCAAAGTAGTCTGCAATCGCCCTCAACTCGGCTTGCTCGTCCTCGGTCAGCGTCCCCGTCTTGTAGTCGGCTTGCGCGATCAGTTCTAAGTTGTCCGAAAAGTCAAAATACTCACCCACCCCATTCGGGATGATCGCTGCCCAGAGCGCGGGTGAAAGTGTCATGCGATTGATTCGTAGCGGATTCACTTGGGTTCCTCCAGAATTTGCCCCACATATTTCGGTATCTCTTGGGTGTAAAAGTAAGCCTTGCCCCTTGGATGCGGATTGTTCGGATCGTATGCCGCCCAATAAACTACATCCCTCCCCGTTGCCGTCACTTGACAGAGCAGGGGCATATTCTTGGTGTCGAGCCAATACTTATGCTCAAAGATCGTTCCGCGCTTCATGCGTCTCCCCCCGTGTGATCGGCCTCCAAATAGTCCAATGCGGCCTCATGCATTCGATCACGCTCGGTTTCGTTGCTTGTGTAGTACAAGATGAAGTTGTCCAACACTTCCAG